TCATTCTTTCATCTCCTGGATGAGTATTCCTATTCGGTCTTCTTCCTTCGCTGTCCGGTCCTCACGATAGCAAGAGAAGGTCCGGATCTGCCTATCATTCTTGATCACGCCCGCCAGCTCCAGGGCATCGAACACCGGCTTGAGTATGTTCTGCGCATCCATCCCAGGGTTGAGTTCTATGAACAGCCGGACGCATACTGGCCCCTTGACTGGCGGATTATCAAGATGCTGTTTGCGAAGAACCCAGGCCACCGATTCCTTGAACGCTTGGTATTCTGGATTCACCCGGAAGCGCCCTTTACCAGGGAGGAGGCGATCATTTTCCGAGATTGCCTTTCCAAGCCAAAAAGCTATCATCGCTCCTCCACCCATTCCAAAACTGTATTCAGATTAAGATCGGAAAACGTATAGCGACAGCCATTAGGACAGCTTCCGCTGGCAAAGGCACTGGTTAGATTCACTCGTGTTTTTTCTTTCTCTGGCACATGTACAGCCCGATTCAATTCAGTTCCGCAATCTCTACATCGTAAGATTCCTATCCAAAGCATCACCGCTCCTCCACCCATTTCTTATTATCTATGATGCATTTTCTTTCCTCTAAATATCTAAAAGGCGAAACAACAACGGCGATATGAAGATGTGGCCCAGTGCAAATACCTGTATCTCCAACCAATCCTATGATTTGACCCATTTCCACCCAATCGCCCTCGTGGACATATGTGACGCTGAGATGTGCATATTCACTGAGCAACTCATTCCCATGGTCAATTACCAAATAGCCACCCATTATCGGATGTCCTTTCCATTTTCTGCCATCTGATGGAACCCAATGTTCGGCTATTCTTCCTGCCAAAAGCGCATGAACCGGTGTGCCTATTGGCGCAGCTAGATCCGTTCCCCGATGCAATGTCTCATCAATACCCAGACCACCTAGTGGTGGCACCCTATACCCAGTGCCTGAAGAAATCCACAATTGCTCAAGCGGCGGGCAATAAGCTTTAGGGCGGAGCTGCTCCTCCAGGTTGGCAACCTGCGCCTTAAGCGCGGCCACATCCCGCTCTTTCTCGGCGAGCTCCTCCTGTTGCTGCCCGATGATGGTATTGAGCACCATCATCCCTCCCAGTGCTGTCAGTAGCAGCAGCATAACAACAATAACCCAATGTTCAAGTTTCATGATTTACCTCCCGGTAACCCACGTTTTTTTAGTCTCTGCCGAATGCGGCGTTTCTGATTTTTAGTCAATCGTGACCAATTTTGTTTTGCTTTTTCGTGAGCCTTCGATCCTTCCTTGAACACCTCTACAGATTCAACATGCGGATCGTTAAGAGCCAGCTCCATAACCTTTTTCAGGAAAGGCGTCACGGGACTAACTAACCCATCATTATGTTGTTCTTGCATGATTTACCTCCTCAATATCGTGGTTGTACCACATAATATATTCTTCGCCTCGGTATCAACACGGCATAATCCCGGTTCCAGTCATTTTTGCTCTCCAGCCAACATTCGCCAGTGATGGTATTACCTATAATAGACGTTACCCTATACCAACAACCATCCGGCAACACCCTCACCTGACAACCTGGGGTGATGTCAAGCAATCTCTGTTCATAACAAGCGATTTTCATCTTTCCTTCTCCTCCAGCAGGCGATAAGCTTTACATAAGTCGCCTATACTGATTCCAGAAGTTTTCCTAAAACTATTCTGCGGTTTCCAAATTATTGTTTCTTCACTAATTTTATTTCTATCAGCTTCCTTTGCAGCTTCGACAAACGGCTTTAATCCTTCCTCTAGTTCTCTGATTCGGCCCTCGGCTTTTTCGGCACGCTCTACTTCCTTCTGGATAAAAGGTTCAGCACATGCCCAACAAGGTTCTCCTTCACAGGGATAGGTGTGGTGGATTGCACAATAAGATATGTCCTTTATCGCTGCTTTTTGTAATCGTTTTACTTCAGCTTCGGCTTTCTCGGCACGGCTTTTCATGCGTGATAATGGATGTTTGGGGCATATCTCTATGTGTTGGCGTAGGATGTCTGCCATTGCCACAGGAGTATCAGGATCGGGTCCATATCTATGTCCGCAATAAACACAATTAATATACATTCTACTCTGTAGATCATTTACCCACTGCTGCAACCGCTCAACCTCAGCGATGAGCCACGCAACATCTATCTCGGCATCCTCCATAAGCACGTCATCGACACGGGTTTTACGGGACGGACGATAATCAGTATATGCAATATTCCATTTTTCAAGTTTCTTCTTTATCTCTTCCGAGTTCATCTCCCTTTCTCCTCCCAATTTATTGGATTTACTACATAAAATATTTTTCGCCTCGGTATCACCACGGCATGATCCCGGTTCCATGCATTTTTACTCTTTAGCCAGCGTTCGGCAGTGATAGTATTACCTATGATAGACGTTACCCTGTACCACGTTCCATGCGGTAACACCTTCACATGACAACCCGGATCGATGTCAAGTAATTGACGATCATAACAAGCAATTTTCATACCTTCGCCTCCTTCTCTTTCCTGCGCCAGTGCACGCAGCCGAACTCAGGACCAGTGACAAAACTGGCGGCACAACCCTCGGCATCCCAATAGAACAACGAATCAGTGGAATAGGAAGAAGAGAGACTACCGGCGTAGATGAATTTCTCACAACTACAATTGCCGTAAGGCAAATAATGGATAGGTGTACGTTGACACCAATAGAGACAGTTTTTACATAGTTTTTTCATCTTTCTACCTCCATATTTATAAGCTATGTACAGGACAATTAATATCGCCGGGCTCATCCCAACAAGTACACCGAGCTGACTGACAGTAGACTGCTTTGTTAGCTTCTTCAGCTAGCTGTTATTCATCCCCACCAGCTCCAAATACATTTTCCGGCCTACATAATTCTCCTGTTTTCCACTGCGCAAACCGGTGTGGCCCAAACCGGACATGCCAATAACCTGAAAATAGCCGCTTCGTATATATTATCTCGCTCATACAACAGCATCCTCTTCTTCTTCTCTTGGAAATATCGTCTTCCCATTCCATGGGCAGTTAGGACATTCTTTTTTATGCAGGGCTTCTATCTCGGCTCGGTAGATCTCGATTACTTTGCAGCGAGCACTCCACATTTTTTTATAAGTCATCACTGCTTTCTTAAAAGCCTCTCGTCGTACTTTATAAATTACCCGCGCCTTTTTACAAAACTTTTGTGCTTTACAATAAGTTATCCAGGCTACATATGCTTCCGCTTTAGCTATTCGTGCTTTCTGACAAGCTTTTTCCGCTTCAACAACAGCACGAGGTAGTTTCCCTCGTACAGGTTTAAGCAGCGCCAAACGCAGATCTGTTTCATACGCAGGCTTATGCCGCTTGATATACTCAATTCGCTCCCGGATGTTATCCGAGAACTCCAATAACTGATTATGATGAATATGCCAATATGCTTTCATTCTTTTTATTTCGTCTCCCTAATAGCTTTATGAGCGATCTCAATTAAATTGATATCGGCGACATAGGCCGCATAGACGGCGGCATAGGCGGCATGGGTGGCGGCACCAGTAATACCGGAGGCGGCATGGGTGGCGGCATGAGCGGCGGCACCGGCGGCATCGAAAGCGGCATAGACGGCATCAGCAGTCTTATTTTTCCCGTTTAACCAATTATTTGCCCATTTATTCCATTTCCTGTCTTTGCATACTTTCTTTGCGCAAAGAATGGCAAACCGCACTCTTTGCTCTATCGTTATCTGCGGCATATCTATGCGCCTTATGGTGGTCAGTTTTTTACATCCAACCTTCTGATCTCTATCATTCCTGCCTATCTCGCCCTCACACTCCCACATGTGTCCTGTTTCTGTATCATATTCGCCATGTATGGGATTCACCAACACCGTCAAAATCGGGTCAGTATACGCATGTATCCAGTGCTTAGTACACAACCTACCTTTCCCGTCTGCCGTGTGGGTCACGCCCTTTCCCCATTGGCAGCCTCCATGGGTCTGATCGTTTTTATCAGTCAGCTTGTACAATTTCATCCAGTCCTCCTTACTTCTGTCAGAACAGCACGGGCTTCTCTGATGTATGTCTGCTGAGTAATATTCTCACCATCCATAACAAAAACACATTTTTCCAGCGCCCCGATTAGCTTCTCCCGCTCTGCTCCCCAGTCTTGTAAAATATCCCATGCAGAACTAGGCAGTCGTGCGCCGTCTGAAACATGCCGCCACTGTTTAAATGTCATCCTTGCTCCCTTAGCTGCCCAGCTATCGCTTTCACCTTTATACATTGCTCGTCCCACAAAAGTAATATTAGGAACATTCAATCATTTCCCCAGCTTTTTTAACTGCTCGGCTGCTGCTTCTATCTTGTTATAAGTCCAATAAACATCTTTTAAAAATACGTCCCGCATCCAATCTATTCCCTCTTTCCGGGCCTCGGCGGCTATGATACGAAAATGTTCAGAAATGATTTCTAACACAGCATCACGATTATCCGATTGAAACGCCACCCTAGGATGCTGCCATAGCTTTAATGCCAATTCCTTAATACGTGCCTCATCCATTCCCCTTCTCCTTGTGCTATATTTCTATGCTCTCAATAATATTCCCCGTGATTCCAGGCCCACTCTCTTTTTAACCGATAAAGAAAAACTCGGAATATCCTATGATACCATCTGTGCCCTTTTGTGTACTTCCACACCCGCCAAGCCCATAGTAATAAGTTGTATGTAGGTTTATAAAACGGTAAATAATATCTTCTCATCTCGCCCCTCCTAAACTTACCCTTTCTTTACTCGTTCCCTTTCTTTCTCTTTTCCATAAATGACAGCTCCCCCATTCAGGAGGTTTAAGATGTAAAGTACCTGGAGCACTACAAATTCCTATTGAATACCACCATCCCTCTACCAAACCGCCATCTTTATATTTTTTATGTGAATAAAATCTGCAAGTTCCGCATATCCTCGTTTCTATCTTACTCATTCCCTTCTCTCACACTTATCTTTCGTTTACACATCTCCCTGATTTCCTCCTGTATTGCAACTTTCCGCTGCCGCATCACCTCATCATTCGGAGAGACCATCATTAGATTGATAGCTTTCAAGATTCTCGCCGCCTGCTTTCTCGGTACCGCTTTCTCTTCTTGCCACCGCTCTCTTTCCTCAAGGTTTCGCAGATCCAGTTCGTTACCACTCGGGATAGACGGGCATTCTTGGAAATGCCAAGGCCCGGACCATCGCAACATCATAGCATCCCACATCCAAAGTTTTGCGCCACAAGCAGAACATCGCTTTGCACCTTTACCGCTGTTTTCAGGTTTTGTCTGTCTCATACTTCTTTATCTTCCCAATGGGCACAGCGGATTGCTAATAGACAATCATCAAATGGTTTCCATCCTGTGTATTTAGTTACTTCCATTTTTTTCACTGTCATTCGATAACATTCCTCCCGTGTCCTCTCGGCAACTTGGCGGATAAATTGTGTTATTTCATCTTGAGGGATTTTTGTTATCGGCCCTTTCGGGTTAACAATGCTGCCTTCATATTGCTCAAAGTTACCACAAAATTCCTCTGCCATCTTCTCTGCTTCAGTCATCTTCTTCCTTCCGCCTTGTCTTTCAGCACGCCGTAAAGCGTATCGAACCGCATAAATAGTTTGCCTAGCGAAAAATCGGTGCGCTTATTGTAGCCAAAAAATATATCAGTTACTTCTTTGACGGCCGCCACGTCATAGTTTTTCAGCAGGGTTTTCAACAGTTTCATGTCCTTGCCGGCAGATATCGTTGGTTTATACCCTCGCACTTCTACGTGTTTGTTAAAGTAGTAGTCCAGACATTCTTTGGCTTCGGTGCCGATTTTATTCTTTTCATGCGGCGGTAAGCCGCTAGAATTAGAATTAGTATTAGTATTAGTATTAGTATTAGTATTAGTATGTGATAGGATACCCATAGGGTATCCGCGCACGTATTCAGCGAGTTCTGCAGGTACATCGACAAGTTGTAATTCGATACCACGTTGAATTTTCGGTGAATCGCTTTGATGCTTGATCCAGTTACGCAGAGCAATCCATCCGTTTCGGTATATACACCGGCCATCACGCTCAAACCGGGACAAAATGCGCATCACCGTATCTCGATCAAACCCGGTATCGAAAGCGACTCGCTTAAGTGCAATCTCATATACCCCGCAAATAGCAGTTAGCGGATTGGTGAGTAAATATAAAAATACTAGCTTCTCCGATGGGTCTAGGGTTAATACATAGGAATCATCCCAAAATCGGGTATCTACGTATCTCTGCTTGCTCAAAGAGTTCCTCTTTTATTCCTTATGCTATTTTAATCATCTGATAAAAAAGAACTGTATGAAACCAAAAGCTTTTTTATCTTAACCAGAGGCAAAATAAAACCGCTAGTTTCTCCAAGATCATTGTAGTTTTTATCATGTTGCTTGTGCGGCGGAGGGCGAAAAAGAGATTCCTTTTCTAAAATAGAATCTATTGTTTTGAAAAAGATATCATTAAAATTTTTATATAATTCTAAATAAAAAAATCCATTTTGGGGAGATTTCCAGCCAAGAATAAAGTAATCAATTCCATTATTTCTATATCGGTAAAACCATCCTTCGCCATTTTTGCGAATACTGTTCTTATCCTCAATAAAGAAATCTATTCCTCGTTTTAACCACCATTCTGATCTTCTAAGTTTCCCTTGGAATTTATATGTTTTAAAATCTGTCACTATTTGAAAATCTATTCCTTTCTGTTCTAAATCCCGTTCGGTTCTATAATCAGGAAAGTAAATAGATGTAGTTTTCCCTAATATTACTGGATCAACCAAATGAAGAAGATGCCCCCGTAAATTTTTTAATTCTCCAAAAGTTAGATTGTTAGCAATACTGTGACTCTTAGGCATTTTTGATTTCCGTTCCCCAGCTCATCCAACCAGCTCTTTCTGTTCTTTCAAATAATGAAAGCCACTTATGATCTGGGAAATAATATTCAATCATTTCCGCCGCCCAATCTGGTTTCTGGCTATGCTTTCTCCTTTCTTCAGTAAATAAAGAAGGAAGACGCTTCTCGGCTAATGGTGGGGAAAATTTACCTTTTATTCCTACAAGTAAAAGTTCGTGTTGGCCAAGAAACCAATACCCCATCTTGCCATATGTGTGTTTTATTTTATTCCAACAAGCATTTGTCTTATAAACAAAACTCCAGCCTTCCATTACCTCTAGCGCCTGCCTTAATTTTGGATTGGTTGCCCAAAGAAAAAGAACAGCATTTTCTGCAAATAGATCAGTAATTAATTTTCCACTTTTGTCTTGATATTCAATAATTTCTTGTACATTGAGTGTAAAATAATGTCCTGTCTCAATCTGAGTCTTTAATGATGCTGCTTGATCATATGACCAGGGAGGATCGGCCATGATCACATCAAAAATACCCTCTGGCAAATCCGCTGGTTCTTCCCGTTTTTTCTTTAATATTTTTGCCAGGATAGCTCGCCACATGGGGATACCCTCTCCGGCAAGAGCATCATTAACCAGCATTCTGACCTTATCTTCATTTTTCTTAAGAGCCTGATACATGTAGCTGCGTTTTTTGTCGATGTCCTCGGGGAGAGGATTCGAAGAACCACCACGGGAACTTCGATCTGATTTCCCCCCGCGATGCTCATCCGCCGCCAACAATTCCCCGGTGCGGATCACCGCTTCGATTGTTACCACCGATAATCTCTGTGTTTCTGCTAGATGTTCCAAGTATCGTTTTTCACTGCCTTCCGCTTTTTGTATTGCTCTTAAGGCTGCAAGACGAGCCTGTATTGCTTCATCGGCTATTTCTATAAACTTATGGCCTTCTTCTGCTGTAGTGATTGAACGAATTCCTTGTTTAACCAAATCTGACACATCTACTCCTTAAAATAAAAAGCCCCCCGGCTGGATACCGAAACTATTCTATTTCTTTTACAACTTTTGGTTTGCAAGTGCGTGCCTTGATTTCCCTTTTTATTCTTTCTTCAGCTTCTTTAATTGAAGAATATGTATCAGGAGTCATTCTGACACAGCCTATTGGTCCACAGTTCCATTCCCACAATTTCCAAAATTCTTGCCCTTTTGAATTAAATAATAATTCCTCAACTTGATATTCTACCCCGGCTGACGTTCTTATGTGATGTTCTATTATTCTGAATTTATTTGCTTTTTTCCATTCTTCTCTTTTCATTTATGCTTTCTCCTTTCTTTAAAAATAAAAAAGCCCCCCGGCAGGCTACCAGCGATTCGTTTCGAGGAGGAAATGAAAAGGTGGGACCGGGGGGCTTAAATATCCAATCATTTACGCTAGTAGCCATGTTGCTATTTTCTCATATATCTTCACCGCCGTCAAGCCTTTAATCCCAAAGATCGTCGATATGCGCCAACAAATCTTTCAGTTCAGCCGCAGTTTTCTGATAATCATACTGCAACGGCTTTTTGAATCCGTGGTAACCGCTTTTACCCAAATATCTCTCTATCGCCTGTTGACTACGTTTCAAAAACATTTCCCAACTTGCAGATGTAAACGATATCGGCACACCATAACGTTTCATGCGGCGATAGGCTTTGAGTCGTGGATATAGCCAGAGATAGAAAGTATCTCCGAGATCCCACAATTCCGCATCCGAATAGCCACGGAATAGCTTTTGAAAAAAGTGCTTAAATGAAATGTCTATTTTGATTTTCATATTCCCTCCAAATATTTTTATTCAATGTTCCCCTCCCAGGCTACTTACCTCTCCATTTCCGCTATCGCCCGCAGGATCGGTTTGCTTCCATGAATATAGGCAGGCCGAGCCCACATCTTCTGCAGTTTTCTCCAACCCGCTTCGGTACGATTTGACTCGTCCCGCCAAAGCATGGCCATTGGCGTGAAGCCGATCTTCAGCGTGCGCTCCAGACGGTCAACCGCCCGCTCCTGTGTATCCCCCGGATACCCGATCAGCACATAACAGCGCAGCACATGACTCGTGGTAGTGAATCCTGCATCGAGTAAGTTTCGCGCGGCCTCCACGAGCGGTTCCCAATCCCCAGGCGTGTCGTAGGCAAAAAATATCTGCTTGGGCTTGATGTTGAACAGTAAGTTAATATGCCAATTCTGGAGCCTCGCCGCTTCTAACCCGCCGGTAAACTGCGCTCGATCTGGCTGCCGCTCCAGCATGGCAAAAACACTCCGGATATGCCCCTCTGAGCAGGCCAGCAGATTGTCGTCCAGCACGTTCCATCCCTCTCGAATGGGTAGTTCGCGAACAGTGCCCTCGCGCTTCCATACCGAACAGAACCAGCACCGATTAGGGCAGCCACGGGAAGTAATGACGTACCCGGGGCGTAGATACCGGCCCGGCTCGAAGTACTCTCCGCGCATCCCCGTTGCCGGGCCTCCGATTTTCACCGGAGCAATCTTCCCCCACGCCCGCGCCAGGTAATGGGCCTGGGGCAAATCCCAGGTGAACGTCACCGAAATATGAACCTCCTCAATATCATCAGGCACAAACAGATCCGGTTCGCCGATAAATGCGTACTCATCGACGGGAGTAGCCCTTGTCCGCCGGGGAAATACTCTTGCTATCACTGTTCCTCCATCTCCGCTATCGCCTTGAGGATGGGATAGACTTGGGCTGGTACACAGGAGTCTCCAAGGGCCGCAACTCTTCTGCGTCGATGTCTGTCCAGCCAACGGGGAAGCACATGTAGCAGTACTCGCACCCGTGGGGGCACCTGCCCTTGATCGGGTTCCACGTGTGCGTAACAAATCTGTACATATTGCCCTTGGATTCTCGCAATGCCATCACCCATTCCCCACAAACAGAGATATTCCTGTCTCTTGATATCTTTTCCAGGCCCGCATCACCCGGCCCGTTCCCGGAAATAGATCCACCAACTCATCACCTGGCTGCATGTTCAGCAGTTCAAAGATCCAGTAGCAGAACTCGTCCGGTTTAGCTCCTATAAATCCACTGCTTTTGTATTTTCCTCTTCCCGGAATCGCTGAGAAATTATTACAACTAAGCCAATCACGTACATAATGTCCGGTTTTAAGCGGCCGTCCACCACGAAATATCACTGGTTCCCAGCTATACTGCGGCCGCTTAACCAAATTCATATAGGGTGAACCGACGTAGGGCTTTACCCATGCCGCGATTCTACATTTCCAGTTTTTCGGAATCATCGGGATGAGATCCCACAGACTTTTCATGCTTGCGCTTAACGCCCAACCATCCGGGAACTCGTGATAGAGACGGTCAAGTAATTGTTGGTGGTCTACCTCGCCGGCGTAATCGGGATGGTCTTTGTAGTACCGTTTTGCACAGCCTATGTAGGGCGGATCTGCGTAGCAGAATCTCAAAGCTTCCCTCCCATTCCTACTATATCTTTAATCCCAAAGATCGTCGATATGCGCCAACAAATCTTTCAGTTCAGCCGCAGTTTTCCGATGATCATATTGCAACGGCTTTTTGAATCCGTGGTAACCGCTTTTACCCAAATATCTCTCCAGCGCCTGTTGACTACGTTTCAAAAACGCTTCCCAACTTGCAGATGTAAACGATACCGGCACACCATAACGTTTCATGCCCCGGTATGCTTTGAGTCGTGGATATAGCCAGAGATAGAAAGTATCTCCGAGATCCCACAACTCCGCATCCGAAAATAGCCACGGAATAGTTTTTGAAAAGTGTTTAAATGAAATATCTATTTTGATTTTCATATTCCCTCCAAATATTTTTACTCAAAGTTCCCCTCCCATCTGTCTACTTATTCATACATGCTCGAAAACCTGCCAGGGAGCCCCGCTCGGCCGCAACACGATACGGGGCGCGGTCCTCGGCCTTATACGGGTCCTCGTCCACCCAGTTCCCTGGCAGTCCGTCTCAAAGTCCCATTTCCGTTGCGGGCTGTTCCTCTTGTTCGTACAGGTCCTCGTGATCCTCTCCCTCGAATTCAAGGGTTCCTTGAGGATGATTGACAGCCACGTGAACTCGGTCAGAGAAACATTCGCCGAGCTGGGCGAATAGGGCAGTATCGAACTGCAAAGTCAGCTTGAGTTCGATCCTGGTACCGTTGCTTGTATCCTTCGCCGCCAATCCAGTCACCATCGCACTAAATTCCATATTCCCTCCAAAACGCCCCCGCCTGCCCGGGGGATGACTTAACACATTGAGCGAGGCTGTCACTCATGATTTGAAAAGCGCACAAGTTCCAACAGTAACTAAGCAGGACAGGCTGCTCACATCGGACTACCTCAACACGGAGGGATTACCGACTATAGGTGCTGCCCGGATGTGACCCCGGCATCTACTACATTTCCCTCTCCACCAACTACCCCTTCCTAGGCAGGTGGCCCTTGATGGAGCGCAATATCCGGGACGAGGCCATTTCTGGCACAGTGTATAGGTGCCCCCATACAACCCGCAATATTCGCTCGCAGCACCTTGACCTACTAACCTATTGCAGGTTTACTACAAAGTACCCAAGGGTACTTGTCAGAAAGTAGGAACCTTTAGCACTCCAGCCAGCGGCAGGCGACAACCCTGCGGCATACGCTGTAGAAACGGCACATATGCAGTGGCTTATACAAGCAGTATTCACTTACCCCATAATGCCAGGACCACGCTGGTTGTTTTTATTCAATGTTCCCCTCTCAGGTTACTTACCTCTCCACCTCCGCTATCGCCCGTAGGATCGGGTAAATTTGTTGGGGTACACAGCAGTTTCCTGTAACTTTTGCAATGCGTGTATCAGACAATCCTTCAAGCCAATCTTTAGGGAATCCGCTGAGCTTGATGCGTTCGTCGGGATCGATAATCCTGGCCCGTCCGTCCCAAATGAGACCGTCACGGGAATCGTATCGTTTGTGGTGCGTAGTAAGACAAGGAGCGATCGGTCCCTTTTGATTGACCGTCTTATTATGCCGGCCATTCCCCGCATATTCAAATAGCTCGATGGCTTTGCTCGGCCAGGAGCCTTCAATACTTCCGACAACAAAATCTCTGATTCTGCGTTGTGCTGTAAACGGAGCGGCGCTCGTCCTGATAATAACCGCTTTGTATCCAAGACAGTCCAGCGCGGTTTCAAAGTCGACAACATCTGATGCAAGAACATTTTCGCGGAGAACCCATCTGGGCCTGATTCTTCCGACCACGGCAAGGAAATATCCGGAGAGGTCGGGATGTTTCGTACCGTGAATTGAAGCCGCTCTGCTTCTGATAGGACACGGATCGCCTCCGGAAATAAGGGTAACTGCCCCGTAGTTTTTGTCTGGAAAATCTCTGATCTCCCGACATCGGTGGACTCTGGGCCAGTGTTTTGTAAGCACTTTGAGGCAATAGGGATCTCGCTCGACTTGAACGATAGTCCGAAAGCCCGCCCATTCAGCGGCAAGATCGATCCCTCCGATAGAATGCCAGAGAATAAAGAGATATGTGTCATTTTATTCTCTGGCATTTTGCATTCTCCTTTCTTTGCTGACATGCGTCACAGGCCATAATCTTCCTTTCCCGATATTGGGGATGCCCTGCCGCACCCCTGAAATGTCGACTTGACTCGCCTACTACAGAGCAGGACAGGCTGCTCACATCGGGCTACCTCAACACGGAGGGATTACCGACTATAGGTGCTGCCCGGATTTGACCCGGCATCTACTACATTACCCTCATCCTCCTACTAACCCCCTTGATGGAGCAAACCGCAGTGACGCTTAGCGACTCTCCGCTCGCTCAACAGCACCTCTATACACTCATCAACTCTTGCCTGACATGGCGCTCACCAGAACATCGGTATCACCTCCTTTCAGCCGTCTTTCTAACATCTTCTGGCACCGCTTTTTTGTGCAGATACCGATTTTCTTGTACTTTAGCCGCCGCTCTCGGGCCAACGGCAGATCCGTCTCAACGACATGCTCCGTCTCCGCACTACAGAAATAGCAAATCATAGTCTTCAGTTCTTTTTAGACAGATGCCACTTGCAAGGAATTCTCATTTGCCGATGATCAATCCATCCACATTGTTCATCCTCTTCCTCTGGTGTTAGAGGAAGCCGTTTACACGTCATGCATTGTTTCCTGTTTTTTCCCAACCCCATGCACCTTTTCATATTTCCCCCTCTTTCTTTGTTGTTTGATGCAAATCCAATAGATCATGGTAGCACACACCCGTCAAAGGCCAAGAGAATGATGCACGTGATAGTAAAAATCACTATGCTGGCAATCACCAGATACATTACGCGGTCATCCTCATTCATCTCGGCCCCCGTTTCGCCGTACCAAACCGTCCCCGCAACGAAGGATGTAGATAGGTAAAACGCTGGCGCCCTAGGCATTCTATTTCCCTATGATGATCGGTACAGAGTGCGATAAGATTCTCAGGATTGTCTTTCCCCCCAGCACCACGGCTCCGGATATGATGCGGCGCGGCAGCCAATTTGGGACAGTCAGGCACTTCGCATTTAACGTGGCGCAACCAGTAGATCATATATTCCCTGCTATACTTGTATTTGCGGCAATGTTTCATGATCATCTCGGTAATCATTCATCCCTCCAACTTGCGTAACAATTCCAGCGGGCGTGGATAGTACGTACGGACAATGTCTGCACATTGTTTTAATGTTTCCTTCTTTACCGCAGCGTCAGCAGTAGCAGCAGCAGCATCAGCAGCAGCATCAGCAGTAGCATAAGCAGCATCAGCAGCAGCAGCAGCAGCAGCAACAGCAGCAGCAGCAGCATCAGCAGCAGCATCAGCAGTAGCATAAGCAGCATCAGCAGCAGCAGCAGCAACAGCAGCAGCAGCAGCATAAGCAGCAGCATAAGCAGCAGCATAAGCAGCAGCAACAGCAGCAGCATCAACAGCAGCATCAACAGCAGCAGCATAAGCAGCAGCATCAGCAGCAGCATAAGCAGCATCAACAGCAGCAGCATAAGCAGCAGCATGAGCAGCAGCAATCAAATCTTCTCTTCCAACTCGCTCCCCATACCCCCACCGTTCGTATAATTCAATAGCTTTTAACGGTCGCTGTTCTTGCCTTGGGACATATTGCAACGCCAAGCGAGCACATGCACAAGCAGACAAAACCAGTTTTTTTCGCTCTTTACTCCACGGTTTGCCCGCAAAATATCCTAGTAACCACAACATCCAATCCCCGCGCTCACAACTGTCCCAAGCGATTTGTAGCGTGGGCTGAGCAGATACCCATGCAATTGCTTCTTTCCATGCATGCATCTTTTCTAACCGATCAATAATTTCCTGTTTCATTCATCTCTCCTTCAGGATAATACCAAGTTCTGCAGCCATTTGATTTATGGCTTCTATCAACAAGGAAGCTTCTTGTGTATTAATTTCAGTTTCACTTTTTGGAATTATTCGATCCCGATAAGAAATAAATGGATATCCTTGATCAATAGCATTTATCTTCGCCATCATTTTCACCGTCGCAAAATCTTGACCTGTCTCCATGCTGATTTGTTGGATATGAGAATTAATTCTATGGTTTTGACTCCTCCATCCCGTTGTGCGTCGGCGATACCATTTGCCGGCGGTAAGCTCCCACACTGCACCCTTCACCCGCTGGTGTAGGATGGCAAATGCCTCACGGTAATCACTAAGAAGTTGAACCATGGCCCTCCCGGTGGTAGCATCGTACTCCGGTATCAGTGCACGCATCTTCAGTCTATTCGCCATCGTTATTTTCTCCGTTGAGAAAATCGGCCAAAATCTTCTTCCATTCCGCAGCTTTGTTAGCTGGATCCGGAAGCACGGTCAATCTTGGTTGTTCATTTTTTCCCAGGTTGAGCAGAGCCAAATCGTAATCGGCTACATGCTTTCCCGCCAGAGCCAGGGCATAAGCCGCTACCTGTAGTTTGTAACGGTGTTCTTTTCCCATTCCGACCTTGATATCGGTTACCAGTAATCGGTCCCGCCCGGGAAGGCGAAAAACCCGGTCCAGACGCCCGCCATAGGAATAATCAGGCATCACCACGATGAGCTCCGAAGCCTCTACTACCGGATGGGACATCTCGATGAAGGCTCGATAAGCTCGGCAGTAGGGCAACAACCGATCATCGAGTGCGTCCCAGTCCAGGTTTCCCGCATCAATCATGCAGCAGGCCGTGTGGACAAATTTCCCCCGGGTCAAATAGTAGGGATCGATCTCGGGCATGGGGAAAACAGCATTCAGGATTTTGCCGACAGATGTGAGATAGCGGCCCTGATGAGTAAACCAGTGGGCACCATCCTCAAAACGTGTAATCTCAAGATCCGGTGGAAGTGTGTACTTGATCATGATTCTGCTCCAGAATTGAGTCGCGGCCAACCTCCAGTTTTTCTCTCAGCCGGATTCTATGGTGTGGTTGATCCAGCACGGTGTAGGGATCAGCAAGTCCCGGAGGAAGTTCGACCAGATTCGCAGCGAGTTCCTCCTCGGCTCGCCGGACCTCCTCCACGTTCTGCGGGAGAATCCAACCACCTCGCCGCATTGCTTCGAACACCGCTCTCTCGAAATCACCCTGTGAGATCTGCGTTTTGTCTTTCTTTCCGTTCATAATCGAAATGCAACGGTTCCCGCATCAAACACCCGCACCCCGGCGATTTTAGTTTCCTTTTTCATCGCCTTAACTACTCGCCTAATTTTTACCGTGTCAGGCATCATATATTCACGGGGAATTAAGGATTCATCCACAATCTCAAAATTCCAGTTTTCTCGGACGCTCGCTCCCTGGACTGTAACTTTTGGGGCAGGAGGGGCAACTTCTTCCACTTCAACTACGACGGGAGCCTCCAGTATTTCCTCGGCCTGCTCCTGCATACCCTCCTTAGCGATTCTCTCAGCCAGTGCTATACGAGCATCTTCCTCGGCCTTTCGTTTCTTTGCAGCCTTTTCCTCGGCTAGGCGCCGGGCTTCTTCCGCCTCCTTGCGCTTGCGTTCTTCCTCGACCTTCTGCCAGGTGTAAGCTCTGTCCGAGATCAACTTTTTTGCCGTTTGCAGAGGATCAATAAAAGACTTCATCACCCGCATCACTTCTTGATAGGCGGCATAGGTCTTTTTTTTGGCCGGGCCGAGCTTTTCTTCAACGAGCTTGATTCTCGCCGAACAAGCTTTTCCCAGCTCCATGGCCTGCGTGTAAGAGACAGTATCCGTTACCTCAAGAGTCTGCGCTGCAGCGATAACCGGATTGATCTCCTTTTCGATCTCAGTGCGTTCCGTCATCATTAGGTCATTCATATAGCCCCCTTGATTTTGTTGCGCCGTTGCTCGGAAACTACATCAAGTTCCTGCAGTATGCCGAGCATTTCTTCCGGATTTTTCCTTGCCTTATCCGCTTTTTCCTTCCATTCGACTTTTTCCTGAGCGGCAAATAGGGCGATTATCGGTCCTTCCCGTGATTTCTCTTTTGTGCCGAGTATCAGCATTATCTCTGAGTAAGGATCTGTTTGTACTGTCTGGGATAGCTCCCATTGTTGTTTCTTGCTGCCTTGGATCAGTTCTTCTTGCGCGTTTACAGCCAATATTGCCTCCTGCTTCTCTATCTCCTGAATAGTTCGGGTGATAGCCATCTCCAGCCAGGTCACATCATATCGGTGTTCGGGCATATCTGAGGCTTTTATTAAAGCAATAACCTTTTTGCCATTAAGCCCAGGATTTTTGAGTAATTCAATGAGTTCTGCGTGGCGCTTATCGGCAAACTCTTTTTGTTCCTTGGGCAGCTCGGTTTTGTCCCGTTTTTCTTGAGTTACCTTTTTAATCTCAGTGATTGTCTGGGGTGCACGGAGAGGAGGCCTATTTTCTGATTGTTTTTCATTTCCTTGGCCCTGAGCATCATCATCCTCATCGCCGGTGAGGATCCCGAAAGCGTTACAGAAGGCGTAACGTTTTGAGTAGGTGAGTGCACTTGCCACCTTCTGAGCGGCATTCATATAAGCACTGGGATCAATCGGTACAGTAAAATCCGTGACTTCGGTGTGGCCGGCAACATGGTGCGCCTCAACAATAGCCGTGACCGACTCGTTTTCTTGCTTGGTTTTGATAGTGTAGCTGAATCCGTGTTTTTTGAGAGGCGCTTTGATTTTTGCAATAATTTCGTCTAATGAAGCGAATTTGTACCGTAATTTGCCAGATTTATCGAAAACTTGCCGAGTTTTGATGATAATCGGACATTTTGATTGGAAAAGTGCCAGTTCCCGGTAGAATTCATCCCGAGCCCATTCGGTCTTGAGCTGGGTCCGCATCTCTAAAAGCCGCTCTAAACTATCAACGGGCAGCCCTTTGTCTATCGCACGGGCGATAAGGCTCTCCGGATCAACCGTCATTAACTGTTTGTCCCCTTCCCTACCTACCATTAACTGTTTGTCCTCCTCCATACCTACCTCCTTGACTCTGCCTCAAAATAGGAGCACTCACCGAGCCTATGTTGAGTGCCACAGTACGGGCACTCCTGGCCCACCAGGCTGTCCAGCTCCGCCCGTTCCAGGCGCAACGTAGCAGCCTGATCACTAGCCTCATCTAGAGTGGCCAGCTCCTCCTCGATCTCCAAGTAGCGATCTGCAATGCATTTGGGTATGATCATATTTATCCTCCTCATACCATGGTTTTATAGAGGGGATGGCGGACTCGTGGTAACACTCACATTCCGTACCCGCGTACACGTTGCAACCCCGTTCGTTTGTTTGGAAGAGCGCGCCTAACCTTCTCACATTCCGTACCCGCGTACACGTTGCAACTACAGGCTCTTAACTTCTTACGCAGTAAGCACATTTTGCCTGCTTTCCGCGAACCTTGCCCGGGTTTCCGGATGCTCACCGTCAACACCGGTCTCAGCAGTACATTTTTGTGCTACCGGCTCTTGTGAGCTTATGGTTCGTGCAACCATCTCTATTTTTTCTCGCCCATATTGGGCAAGGTTTAGAGCTGCATTAATATCTCTGTCCAGGGTCTTGCCACACTCGGGACAGACCCAGGATCGGATACTCAGTCCTTTTTTCCCGGCCAACTCTCGATTCTGGTAACCACATTTATTGCAAAGTTGTGTCGAAGGGAAAAATCTATCTGCTTCTATTAACTCACAGTTGTTCTCTTTACACTTTCTCTTCAATATCTCAGTGAATTGACCCCAAGAAATTTCACGAATGCTTTTTCCAAATATTTGCTGCATTGCCGATAATGATAGTTTTTCGACTATTATCGCATCTGCACTCTGCGTCAAATTTTTAGCTATATTTAATTGAAAATCTTTCAATTGATTTCTGATTCGTTCGTCTATTCTGGCAATTTTCTTTCGATAATCATGAAAGTTCTTCGAACCTTTTTGTTTTTTTGATATCCTGCGATTTAGATGTCTGCGTCTTTCCAAGGTCTTGCGAAAATGTCTGGGAAAGGAATAGGTTTCTCCCTCAGAAGTAACAAATCCATTTGCCATGAATGACATATCAAGGCCAATTATCTGCTTATATTCCCCTCCCCGAGGAATTGGTGTCTGCACTGTTCTTGCAACAACTATATAATATTTGCCGGTTGCACTTCTTTTCACGGTTACATCATTATTCTGAGACAAAACTTCGGCAGACCATGAATCGATGCTCTTGTCTCGCATTTTTATATAGTCTGCAATCTTTCCAATATGGATTCTTTTTTCTTCCCAGCGGAATCCGTTACCTTGCAATCGATAGCTACCAAAAGATTGATCTTTATGTGGGTGAGGCCATTTCCGCAAACCTTTCTGAACCTGTTTTATGGCATTATCATATTTCCGTTTTTCCTGATATAAGGCTGATTTGCATACATCCGCAAACTCAGGATATCGCTCGCAAAATCTTTCTACTGATCGCTTTCCGCAAGAATCAATATACATATCTGTGCGTATTTGTTGCTTTTCTTCTTTTGTCGGTTCTCCATTATCTTGATATAGATCAGCTAATATCCATCGATATTGTTTGCCGGCACCAACAAGGCAATTCCAAAATTGCCGACAAGCTTCGATTGTATGATCAATTTCCTGCTTTTGTTTTTTGTTAGGATAGATCCTTATTGACCATCCACGGTGTTCCTCTCGTGTGAATATCATGTCATCACTCACATCCGGATCTCCTTTCGGTCGGAAACGTCCCCCCGATCTTCTATTTACGGATGGCGAGCAGGCGGCACATTCTGAGGACCCGCCGGGGCTTCTTTGACTTCCTCTTCCGGCAGACCATAGGCACCTGCCTTTGTCACAACAAGACGTTGTTCGTCGATCCACTCCTCAATCTTTCCACCTGTTCCTTCGGCTGTTATTTGGATCTGCACACAGCCGGTCAAATACTCAATCCGGCATGTTGCGATTCCCTTGAATTCGCTGATGCTATCCTTGACCTCATCTCCCAAATAAACCTTGCCCATCTTTCCGCTCCTCTCTGGGCCGCCTCTTCCGGTAGCCCTGTATAATAGCCATGACCAACGCCACGGCTGTTAATCCCCCTGCTATAAGCACAAGCGCTAGGTGTGCTATATCTTCCATGTCATGCCTTCAAAGAAGGGCGGAATGCGGTTGAAGGAGGAAGGAAATCCCGCTCCCCGCCCGAAAACTGGCCGTCCCCTTCGGCCAGGATCTTTGCTTTGCATGACTCACAAATCCCGTGAGTTATCACCGGCTGTTCCGGGGCAATCTCACCCATATCTCGTTTACACCAACTACAGGATCGTTTCATTCTATGTCCTCATCTTCTGATTCTTGCCAATCAATAAGATGAGTAAGCTGGACGAGATATTTTCGTACTATCATTCTTTCATCTTTTGTTTTGGGAAGCATTTTCCGGGCCGCAGCCATCAATCGTTTCATGGGTTTCGCATTGAGTGCTTGGCGGGCAACGATTCCAACCATATAATTGACCATCCTCTCAATAGCCCGAGCCATATCTTCATCTGTAATATCTGCGGGTTCGGTTAACATATAGCCAAGAGATCCGGTAATAATCCCCCATCCATCAATAACGAGCTCCTTGATTCGCTTTGAAACCGTAGAAGGACAAACTTCATAAGAAGCAGCTATTTCTAATTTCGTGTGCCAACGTTTGTCACTCAGGTAATCGAAAATTTCCTCTTTTGTGACGCTCTGTTTTCTTCCACGATTTTCTGATACGTGTTCTGATCTCATGGCCATGCCTCCAATCTCTTGCGAATAATTTCAACCATTGCGTTTGCCTCGGCAAAAGATTCATCAGTCCATCCTTCGGGCGGAATCTTAGCCGGGAGAAGCAATACAATTTCTCGTAGCTTGCCGAGATATATCAAAGCTTCTCCAGTAGTTTGAGCTGTATTGTTTGTTTTTTTAGCTTTGGTTTCTTTTTGATATTTCTCGCGGAGTTCTTTCTCGCGATTTGCTTTGACTTTGTTCAGTACCGCCGTCTTATTAGGGATATCCTCATTTTCTTCCGCTTCCTTGATCACTTCCTCAATGATTTCTGGGTGCTTAGAGATCGTTCTTGCGGTTGTTCTTTGTTGGTGAGTTAAACGAGATTGTTCAGCAACCTCGTGCCTCTCATCAGGAGATAGACCGGTTCCAGCCTTATCGGGTCTTTCTTCTATTAGTTTTGAACCAATAGCTGCTTGAATCAATAACTGCATCTTCCCTGCATCCTGTCCATCGCTGAGTGTTTTCTTGTTCTGTTCATCAAGCTGATCCATCCGCTTAAGTTGCCCGATGATCGTTCGATAAGCCGCTACTGCCGCATCACCGATAAAGCTGATAGGTACAAGCTGCTCCATCGGCAGAGAAAGTAGATTTGGTTCCCGTTTTACCAACTCCTTAAATACTTCCATTTCGTTCATGCCTCCTCCTTGTTCAGGCCCGTCTCTCCCGCCGTCCCGCCTTATAAGCCCGCTGGTATTCTCGAAAGTCAACGTCGTAGGCTAGGTAAAGCAGCCTAGCTTTCTGCTCGTCACCACGGCGACCGCAGTAGCGGATACGGGCCAGGATACTACTCATCCTTCCAGCTCCCTTCCCATCTATTTTTGAGAATCCTGCTCATTCTCTTCGATGTACCGCAGTATAGCCTTGCGCACAATAGCCAGTTTTTTCATGCCAGATTCCTGTGCAAAAGACTCAAAACGCTGCGCATCCTGTTCTCTCATACTTATCTTGAAAGAATATTCCTTTGTTTTTTCCATCATTTCCACTCCCATGATTAGAGTATAAAGCATCTTCTGTGCTCTGTCAACCATTTTTTTCCACTTTTTTCCTTGTATTTTTTGGCCTATAATGATATATTTGTCAACAGGAGGATATGAAAATGAACTGGCTTGTATTCGTATTTGCATTAGAAACAGGAATGCTTCCTAATTATGGTTTCGTAATGTATGAACCAGACTTCCAAGCTGTATTTGCTAAACATTCATTCTATACATACATGGAAGCTTCGGTAGAAACTTATGGTTTTTATGTCGGCGGAGCAATGCGCTGTTATTTCTGGAAAACTACAAATGGCTACGATTTTTCGCCTTATCAAATGACATTCCGCTTTGATGCTGGATGGCGCAATAAATGGTTGGAAATCGGATTTCGCCACTATTGCATGCATCCAGTTATGCCATGGATAACAAATTATGATACGCCACAACAGAATTGGGAAGGTAGCTATGAGAAAATATTCGTTCGTTTTGAAGGGCAAATGCCGATAATCAAAGGGAAAAAACGCTAGTATTTCAGCCTATCTATGTTGCGATACGTTGATTCCCGCAATATGGCTAGAGATCTGTTAAGTAGTTTTTCAAAAAAAGTGAAAAAAAATTCAAATTTTTTCCCAAACTCCTTGACAAATACCTACCGATGGGTTATATTGAGAGTATGATTAAGAGTGAGGAGGACAAAATGACCAAAGAACAAGAGATCGCGATCAAGAAGATGAGAGATGAGTTGATCGAAAAGGTGCTCGACACTCAAGATGTTCTGGAAGAATATCCTTGTGATTCTAACGGACGCAGGGATTTTTCCGCCCCTCTCGTCAAGCGGCCACTTAGCCGGGAGGATGTAACATTTTTGGTGGAGTTGTATATCGAGCATCGTCGGCGGGGTATGTGTCATGCCGATGCTGCACGCATTACCTATGCGTGCGCGTACATGCCAGATGGCGGAGGGACATTCTCACCTCATCAACGAGTTGCCGAGCTGCGGCACTCACACTCGGACTAGGTACCGCAAGGCTGTGGCGGGTTCGACTCCCGCCCGGTGCCATATTCAGCGTGATCCCGGCTATACGGGATGAGGAGGACAAAATGAACGATCTGTACAAAATCCCCACCCAAAAAATCTATCAGGGGAAAACCGGAGGTGGATGGCTGAAGGAAGCAAAAGTATGCCAGACGCAAGCGGGAAACTATGAGGTATTCGTAGGACATTTGATCACATACCTCACAGATGATAGAAACATGGTGTTATCTGGCCCTGGCGGCAGGGTTGTTGCGCTTACCCTGTCTTCCGCAGCTGAGCGGAAACTTGCCAGCCTTGCAAAAGAGGCAGACGTAAAAACGGTAGCAATACTTGATTAGCCATTCAAATCTGCCCAATGATACTACTGCTGGGCAGTCTCACTAATTGCTCGGTAGTATATCTAGCGTAGTCCCGGCTATACGTGACAAGAGAGAGAATATAGAGGTACAAGTATGGAAATCGCCTGTTATGAACAGAGATTGCTTGACATCGATCCGGGTTGTGAGGTGAAGGTGCTGCCGCACGGGACCTGTTATAGGATAACATCTATCACGGGAGATACTATCACCGGCGAGCGCTGGTTGAAGGGCAAAAGTGATTGGGATCGAGATCACGCCGTGGTGATACCGAGGCGAAAAATATATTACGTGATACAACCACAACACCAATAGCGTAGCCCCGGCTATATGGGGCAGGAGGATGTTATGAGGAGTTTTATTGGACTAGAGGGCGGGCACGACGCAACCTATTTTGCCGTGGTCGGCGAGCGGGAGGGAGAATATACAGATTATCCCTCCATCAAAAACGGAACCCGGTTACATTTCGTGCATCCCGAATACTGGGAGCACAAAACCCGTCGCACCCGTGCGGCGCGTGAGCTCATCATAACCGGTAATGCCGTATCATGCGAGAGTACTCTGCAAGACATGGGCTACGGCGCTGCCGCTGTTGGGCCCACCACGGTATATGTATATGCCGCCGATGATCCAGTACGGGCCCGGGAAAGTGCCGCAACTCTGGGTCGCGTCAAAAGCGAGCGAAAAGCCGCCGCCAGCAGGCGCAACGGCAGGCTGGGCGGCAGACCACGCAAGAAACCAGCCCAATAATCCCTATCAAGCGGGTCCAAGCGACCCGCTTTTTTATTTCACCATTCTCCCGATCCCATAGCCGGCAGCCCCGGCCGTAGCCACAGCAAGGATCACGTAGATCACCGTCTTAATCTTCTGCCGGTGGATCTCTTCCTCCGCCACCGTCAAGGCCTGCTGCAAGGGCCGCACGGTATTCTCGCAAGCTTTCGAGAGCTGTTTCAGCCTCACCTCTAATTCTCTGATTGTACTGAGTAGCTCGCCCGCCTGATTCTTGTATTTCTCCAATAAGCTCCTGGAGGTCTCGAGCCTGGCCTTCAAGCTGTTCAACTCGCTCAAGAGCTGCTTGATATTCTTCTGTTGCTCGCCCGAGATCCTCTGCGAGTTCTCCAGCTCGGTTTCTAGCTTCTGCGAGTAGGCCAGTATAGCGGTCAAGTTCCGCTCGATATTTTTGAGATGCTCGGTCGGACTCAGCCCGAAGATCGGCGATGGTACGAGAAGAAGGGCAATACAGAGTGATAAGCACAATGCCTGCACCGAGAATTGCCCCGATAAGGAACGCCACCAAATACCACTTGATTTTGGACACATCAGCCTCCCCCGTTCTTTGCAACCTTGATGTCCTTCACGCCTTCCACCCCGACAACACCAGCAATTATCGCCAGGCATGGAGCGGCAACCATGGTCAGCAGTAGCGGAGCATTTGGCTCTTTGATGTAATAGCAGAAGGCAATGACTGCAAAAATGCAAAGCACGGCGCAGAAGATGGCAAAGGCGAACTTTCTTCCCAATTTGCGTTTCATCGTCAAAAACCATCCGCCGCTTGAAAATGTTGGCCATCTGGATATTCCCAAAGACCGCCCCAAAGAAAACCACGTTTGACGAAAGCTTCCACAAGTATCCAAGGAGTTCTGGGAGCTTCTCCGTATGGTCCCAGCTCCGGGCACTGGTCGATAGCTATCGCCCAGGCGTGCGTCGATGGTTCTCGGGATCCTCGTTTCAGTCGGGGATTATAAACGCCTCCCCAGAAATCAAGCCCGTGCAGACGCATCAGCCGAAGCCCGTAGAACTCGTAGATCTCCTGGAGGGCATCCGCCATGACCGCGCCTACTTTCTTGTGTGCATGAAAGGCTCGGATTTCCTGTTGATTCCAACTCTGCCGGAGGGGGAAAGAAAGATGGAAGACCTTGACGTTTTCGTCGAACCAGCCCTGATCTTTCTTGAATTTTCCGTTAACTATCCGGCCAGCCGCGCCATAATAGTCGACAATCTCATCAATTCCCTTGGGTATGTACTCCAGTTTCAACATAGTTCCCCTCCCAGATTTACCCGATCTAAAAATAGATCAGAGCTCCTACCCCTGCAAATATCACCGAGATAATGCCCACAACGAGCATGAGTTCGCCCCGGGTAACATAGCGGCCTTGAGCTTTCTGTAGCTGCCGGATATCCTCCAGCACCCCACCGCCGTTACCTAATATGCCTTTGATGTGTTCCACATCGCCGAAAGTCTTGACAAGCAGTTCTCGATCAGATAATTTTCGTATCTCTTTTAGTTTCATTATGTTTTTCTCAAAGTCAGTTCCACTGTCATGTCATCCAGATTAACAGACTTTCCTATCACTTCACAACTCATGGTGCCGACAAAATCACGGTTTTCCAGCTTATATTCCACGTTTACCATATCACTGATTTCTCTATCAATTGATTGCATCTTGGTTCGTACCGTCAGAATAGGTCGTACATCATCAGATATCGCCATGATATTCTCGGCAAATGTCGTGGCGCTACCAGAGGCGGTCAACAGAGTATCAAAAGTGCGCTCCCGATATGTTTTAAATTTATCGGCGATTATACTCTCCGATGTATTATACAATAGATGAGTGTATGTGTTTTCAGCCCAATCCTTGTTATATCCTATCCGGCAGGAAGTCAGCACTTCATCGGTATCATAAGCAACGGCCAGATCCTGTAGCAGCTCCCAATATTTGATTGTTTGATCCACCCCCCGGCCGGAGTCATAAGAACGGAAAGTGAAAAGCCCATCATCCTGTACGATGAAATTGCCGCCCAGAGAGTAAGATATATCCTCGATGATCTCCCATCCTTCTTTTGGCTCGTCGATATGGATACCGATATCTGCGGCTATTGTCCGAGCTGATCCCCAAGCAGTCGTATTGAAAAAAGTATTTGTATAGGGTTTTGAGAAATAATTGACAAGAATATCTCGGATAATATCTACGCCGTTTGAAATTAAAGTGCCGCCGGTTGTGTAACCTTTGTAATCTACAGTCACCGTGTCGCTACCGGCGGTATAGGTTCCTGCGGTCAGAGTAAATGTTGCCGTCGATAGATCGCTTGAAGAAACGGACACTAACGTTCGTGCCGTACCACCTTCTACATACACCGCATCAATTGATTTGATGGGATGGTTTGTCGTGTCACAAATTTTGAAGCTCCAGGGAGTACTACCATCTTCATTTGTGCAGATTACCAATGCGTTTAAGATAGTGCCGTATCCCAGGGGAATCGGCTTGTCGGCATTCTTGGCTTTTAGATCCGGATAGGTCGTCGTGTTGAATACCTCAGTCGGCAGTTTGCGAGACAGCTGTTTCCGTTTGTCGTTTACATCGAGCTCAAAGATTTCTTCGGTGAGTTGCAGGTTTTCGAGGTACCCTTCATACATTGTTTTGAAATCGGCATAGGTATTATCTTCAAACCCCAGAAGAATACGCACGACCGAGCCGTAGATTTCATAATCGCTTTCATAGCTGTCGAATTCTCCATCCGTATTAATTAACGAGATGGTACCGCCGTCAAAAGAGATGCGCCCGAAAAATAGTGGATCTTTGCTTCGAGTGATATTTGGTACCGATGCAACTTTTGCAGCGTAAAAGATATCATCATAGTATTTCGCACGGTTGGAATATCCATGACTCACGCCAAGCTTCTTCGAGGCAAAACACCAAGGAGGATCATGGTTTGCGAAGTGTATATAGATCCGGCTGGTGGATGCATCAAAATAGAATGACTTATCGGTTGTCCTCAAGCTGGCAAGTGTTGTCACTTTCGTATACCACTCATCGGTTGCATAAAAAGAGTTGATGCGTACTTTCGGATTATCATTTGTCAGAGTAGCTACACCCGAACTGCCGAAATTCCCATAGCCAAAAGCACCATTACCAAAGTTATAGGTAGCATTCCCCACACTCACATAGTAAGTGATAAACCATATCCCCGGTTCGAAATTGATAAACTCAGAATCTTCGGTGACATCTATCTCGACGATGACAATTTTTTGGGAAGTCGGCTTTGTGATATAGTCGGTGTAACTCATCTATGCCCTGACATCATTCCAGTAAAATAGAAACTTAATATCCATGCTTTTTTATAAAAACCCGAAAGAGCTACACCACATTTGAAAACAGGCCGATCAATATTCCCATACAATGCAGCTATAAAATTATCTAAATTCACATCCTTGCAATTTTGACTGAATAGTTTTATTTGTTCCAGCCTGATAGCTTCTTCATATATTTCCGGCGGGGCAATCGATACTACACCATTTAAATATCCGTTCAGAAGTATTCCATCCATTTCGGGACTGCCAAAAAATGAACCTGACAAAAGAATAATCGCCTTAATTAACATCAATCACGCTTCCCATTCCATCATAACCCACCCACGGTTTGCCATAGTACTAGCGGTCGCGTTGTAATCAACATCATCGAAAAAACCATTTGTAACACGGAAGAGTCGAACGCAAGCCGAGCCGGGTACTATTGCTAAAAATCCACCAACTAGGGTTCCATTATTTGTTAGCAAATCATAGTGATACACATTATCATCCTTCTTGACTATAGCAATCACATCACGGATTCTGGAGGGGTGAATATTCCCTGGAATTGATACGTCTACACTTATAGTCGCGTCCATGTTCCATTCACCAATATTGCTTACAGTCTTCAGGAATGGCCTTGTTCTGTTGGTCGATAAACATTCATTGACGCTCTGTGGTGTATAAATAAATTTTGTATAATAGGTTGCCGCCGTTCCAATATAAGCACCACCAATTACTCGGGTGAGACTTGCCGCCGACAAGTAAAATCCCTGTTTCGCATCTACCCACACTGGTGTCGTGTCATCCATTACTACGCTGACAGTCGTACCACCCGCAGAGGGGATCACGGTGTAGTAAACAGCCACATCAGCACTGGGCGTGCCGCTTGCGAGCGAAATTGCAGTTTCCGTAAAAGTATAAATGCTTCCTGCGCACTCCAGCACAGAACCGGTGGCAATCGCCGAGGCCACCGTGCCGCTGAAGTTTGTCAAACTTACCCGCATGTATCCCGTGTCGGTTGCACCTTGCTGGGTAATAAAATCCACCCAAGACGCTGCCCCCGTGGCAGGCGTGGAAATGATGGTTCCCGCCATATTTAGCGTACCTCCCGTAAGCTAAGATCAAATTTCCAAAAATCATTGGCTAAATGTTCAAACACTATATCCTCTCGAATCACACAGTACAGGGGCGGAACCTCGGTGAACGTATCATCGTAGTTCAGAAAAATCAGTGGGACGAATTTCCCGCAACTCCCCCACATGGTTTCTATCGATTCCTTCATGCCGTCCGTGGACCGGGGAAACTTGTAATGCAGCTCTTTCCATCCTACCCCTTCGTCCCCGTAGAGCTGGTTGGACTTAGAAAACATTACTTGGTCATTTCGCACATGTGTTTCCGGCCACTCTACGAGACTGGCAGGGTCCACCTGGAGATAGGTACCGAGAAAAAACCGCCCAACTTCAAAATATCCGTCACTTACATTTGGATCGGTGATAGAAAACCGCCAGAAAGGATAGGAAGCTTCGGTGATAAATGTGACTATCGTGTCCGCCCGCCAGGTCATGGTTTCATCAAGTGGTGGTCCATTCCAGCTATCGTAATCGTTACCTTGTATTTTAATGGTTGCATCAGCACTTAAGTTGTGATTAAGAATAGCAGCACTGTCAACAGTAATTTTGACAAGATATTCTTTTTCAAGAATAAGTTCTTTTTCAGCCAGTAGCGCATCAGCATCATCGCTATCGCCGACAGTACCGACTAGAGTACCGGCATATATTCTTATATATTCAAATTGACTATCGGCTTGTAAATCATCATTTTCGTGTCCAATAGATAAAGTTGAAAAAGTAGACGAATGAGCATCGATTGCTCCGCTCCATTCAGTTTCCTCATTAATTGCTCCACTCTCCAAAGGTTCAACAATTAAACGACTACCTGCTGTTGTCCCTGTAGTTAAATCAACAGATGCTATTATTCTTATTTTTTGGTTTATATTTGTATAGTTCGTACCCTCGTCGAATTGTTGCGAATGAATACTTCTTATATTAGTTCCATCAATCCAGTACATACTTATTTTATCATTATCATGACTATAACGAATGAAAAATCTATGCGTTGCATCAATATAGAATGATAAATATCTTTTTTCTGATCCTGTATCGAATCTGAACCATGATTTAACAATCATATCAATTGTAAACTTAGAGGGCATTTCAAATGTTTCATCAGGATGATTAGCGGCACGATTAGTCGATGTATATACAGTTCCATATGGAAGATTTTCTAATTGAACAGCCGTGACATGAAACCAATCACCATTGGAAGCTCCTCGAAACCATATTTTATTGTCATTCGTTGCGATTACAGCCAATGAATATGCTGTAATCTGTACAATATATTCGTCTTTCCAATCAGCAATAACAACAACACCGGTAGATTCTGTGATAACTCGAGTATCCCAATTTATACTTAAATTTAATTTAACTGCCAATCCATCATCGTGGTCTCTTAATAATATTTCAGTATTTGTGCCATTTCCACGCCTAACAGTAACTGTCATTCCCTTAACTGTATTATTTGTAAAAACAATTGATTGAGTAATATATCCACCATCATCAGTAAGTGTAATTTCTGTAAATCTTTTTCCATCATAATATATATTGCCTAATGCAGCAGTACAATTAATCTTTGTCCAATTAGCAGTAGTTAAATCCTCAGGGTCAGAGACAAGATTCTCAGTTGCCTGAAATACCTCAAGATTCTCTCCCCCTCCATCAATAACAATCGATGCAGCATTGGCCGTCTCTGTCCGCCATACTTTTGCAAGCCGGATATCTTGAGTATTTTCCACCGGATAGCTCGCATCTTCCTGACTCTCGGTGAGTGAGTAGAGGTCCCATTGATTTGAATACAGGATTCTCACACTACGGCCCCCCCATCTATCAGGATACGCCTGTCTTTTGTGGCCCGGGTGATATCATCGTACAAAACTTTATTGCCGAGGTTTACCGTTACGTGCATCAGATTGTCTCCCATGGTGACAGACGGCGCACGGGCGTTTGTAATGGCATCGGCAATCCGTGACATCGCCTCCTCGTTATCAAGCGGCAAGACTGCCTCATTCGGATGCAGCAGTGCCGGCACAACACCACCTTCTGCAAGTTCCGGTATCGGTTGACTTGCAATCGCTGCTATCTGTGCACCGGTCAAAACTGTTGCCAGAGTACCCATAGCAAGTCCTAACGGCACAAAAGGCTTTGTTGCAAACCCGCTGATAATCGCCTGCGCCCCGGTAATAATTGCTTCAAAGAGAGCAAACTTTTTCGCATCTATCGCGGCATCCCGTTGAATTCTTTTGCGCTCATCCTCTGATAATTCTTCATCCATCAAAAGCTGCGCGTAATAGTTGGAACGGATTTGAGACAAAGCATTAATAAGTCCAACCGTTGTTGAAAATAATCCTTGCCGTATTGTTTTTATTTGTTTTGTTTTTTCTTTTTCAGCTTCTATCTCAGCAGCCCGAGCTTCGTCCTGAATTCTTTTTTGTTCTTGCTCTGCTGTCAAAAGTGCCTGAGTTCTTAAATCATAAGCCTCTATCGCTTCATCAACCTCGCGATTTATTTCTTCAATACGTTTATCGGTAAGCTCTTTTTCTGTTTCCGTTACATCTTCATATGTCTGTTCTCTTTTATTCAGTTCATCAGTAAACCCACTCATGATATCAGTCAAACCAAGTTGTGCACGACTCAATTCTGGCAATCCAGCAACAATCTGTGTTTGGTTTGTGATCCATTCTTGAAGGTCGACATTTAATTGCTCTGTTTTCTCTTTCAGGTCATCAGTACTTTCTTCAAGTTTCGGTAGTTGAATAACTAAATTCTCATTTTCTTGTTTTAATTTAGCCACCTTTTCATATTGTTCACCTAGTTCCTCGCTAAGACCGGATAAGCTTTCTTGATTGCCTTTTATTTTATTGCTGAGTGTTCCGAGTTCATGCCCAAACGCTTTTTCAGCATCAATCAAACCAAATATTTCAGCATGGGCTTTCATCCGAGCTTCGGCTTCTGCCTTTTGCATTTCAAGATTGGCTATTTGCTCCCGGATTTTAGCTGTTAATGTTTCAAGAATTGCAGCTTTTTCTTCTTCGCGCGAAACCCGAAGTTCTCTTTTTAGAGCAATAATTTCTCTATCTAATTTTTTCTCTTTTCTTGAGGTTTCTGTAAGTTTCCAAATTGCGGTTCCCAGTGTCACAACAGCTATTGCAGCTAATGTTGCCCATCCGGCAGGTCCCGCCATTAGCGCAAAAAGAGTTACCATTTTCCCTGCCACAAGCAATAACGGTCCTATAGCTGCTGCCAATCCCGCCACGGTTATGATTAATGTTTTCTGACTGTCATCCAGTTCGTTGACAAATCTTATGGCTCCGGTAACACCTTCAACTAATTTCTGTACCGTTGGCAGTAAAAGATTGCCAAAACTTTCAGCCAGATCTTTGACGCTTGATTTCAATGCCACAAATCTGTTTGTAAAAGAACCGGCTGTCCGCACGGCATCGCCTTGAGCATCCGTGGTACCGGCCAGAATCAGATTGTATCTGGCGATTGCTTTCTCCGCCGCAGTTGCCGCCCTATAGCCGCCCTCAACACCCATATTGAGCAGTTCTTGATTAACCGTGGCCTCATCAAGCACAACACCGTATTTCCGTACCGTTTCATGATTCCCGACTAGAGCACTTTGAATATCTCGCAACACATCCGCCGTCGGTAAATTATTAAAAGATGAAACATCGGTTGCAAGAGTGACCACGGATTTTGACAGGTCCGCCGCCTCATCCCGGGCAACACCGAGAGGTACAAATAAATCCTGCACACTGGCAAGGAATTTCACATTATCAACGGTTGCGCGTCCCGTTGATGCACTAAACTCTTCGGCCCATTCACGCACCCCTGCGGCCTGGTCCCGAAATACGATATTAAATTTGCTGTTGACTTCCTCAGCATCGGCGGCGGCCTTTACAAAAGCGGCACCGAGACCAAGAATAGGAAGGGTGACAAAGGTTGTCATTTTCTTGCCAGCCTTTGTCAGATTCTCGCTTAATTTTCTCGCCGTCTCATCGAAGTCTTTGAGTTTCTTTTCTGATTTGTCAACAGAAGCTCGAAATTGTGCATCCTCTCCGATTATACGTACAACAAGATCCCCTACTAGACCCATTACAATCCCTCAATATTCTCGCCGAATTGCCGTCTCAATTCATTTTTCCGCTTTCGTATTTCCTCGGCAGATTTTCCTATCATGCTTGTATTTCCAGAACTTCCTGGTTCTTTTGGCTTTGGGTACTTAAATTGCAAACCATATTCCAGATACATGATAATCTGTCCAAAACTCATTTTCTCCAGCAAGTATTCTTTAGTTGCCCATCCGTAGAGAATCCCCATCACCGCAAACAGGCGACCAAGCTTTAGGGGTTGCCCGTCTTGGCCGCCCGTTGCTTTTTTAATTCTTTATCCTCTATACCCTCGAAGCTTTTAAATACGGCCTTTGTAATGTACTCCATCAATGTTTTAATCTGAATCACATCCGTATTTTTAAGCAACCATTCTTTTGTCATCTCTTCATGTTGGCTGCTTGTGATTCGTGCGCAGAGTTCTGCCGCTATATCAAAACTTCTTGCTGTCTCCTCACCTCCCTCCTGAATCTTTTTTAATTTCTCAGGCGAATCGGTCAGTTTGCGCATCTCATCCTGTAAGTTTGTAATGTCGATGGCAATCCCTGAGGGAATAAAGGAGATATCTATTTCTTTTCCTGCAAGTTTTACATATTCAGGAGCCGGACGCAAAACATCCAGATCATGAATGATGGGTTTATTGTTTCCGTCCATATACTTATGCGCCGAGTTCGGTCTCTATGACGTAGAGCTGATTGCCTGCAGTCTGGCTGGTATCAAGCTCTGCTTCAAGGGTGAACGGGAATACCGTTACAGGATCGGTGTCATGGTCGGTTTTTGGTGTGAACGTAAGCCCCGCCGATATCCGCGCCTTGTGTATCACGATAATCGTTTCCACCGTAGCCCCGGCTTCCATCCGCACGTTGTAGAATGCAAATGCTGCTTCATCGATTGCATTTAATCCGCCCGTTGAGATAGTGTTTACCGTTCCTGCACTGCCCGCACCAGCACCTCCGACACCCGTAAGATAAGTACTCGCTGTCGCCTGGTTCTCCGTATCCAAACTACCGCCTCGGATTTCATCGAATGTCGGCAGGTAGAATTCAAGAAGCTCGAAAGTGATGGTTGCCGAATGATTTGCAACTACCTTCTCCGGCATATTGCTATTACCTGCTTGGGTTGTGGTCATCTCGATGTTTTCGGTAAATCCAGTGAGATTCCCGATACCCAAAATGGTAGCACCTGAGCCAAACGCCGTAGCTCCTTCAAAAACTCCAGATGTCGGTGCGGTTGCCATCTTCCATCCACCGATCAGAGTACATCCGGTGATGGTGAGATCCGTTTGCTGATAATGTCCCAAAGCCATAATTTTGCCTCCTAGCTGACTTGGTTTTCACTCCATAAAAACCTGATATCTACCGGCACATGATATAGATCTGTTCCAGGTTCCGGTAGTAACATTTTGTTTTCTACTGTTCCCATCTGTACATCAAAGCCGTTAACCGTTCCCTTTGTGCCTTGAAATAAAACACAAACTTTTCGTGCTAAGTCCTGAGCAACGCCCGGGGTACTTGCCCGGCATGATATTTGATACCGTGCCTGTTCAAATTGATCTCCTCCCAATAATCTATAACTTACTTCAAAATAATTAATACAGGGATCTCCTGATTCTGGACGCAGGCCGTGATAGATGTTTGTGCCGACAATAGCTGTAATATCGGTATTATTGAGAAGTTCATAGCCTATTCTTTCATGTATCTGCATCTATCTTTTCTTTCCCATACCGATCCGTCTTGTTTTCTCACCGGCTCGTCGCTTTGCATTAATAGCTCTTTGTCCCGCATGGGCTGCTTCAGCAAGAGCGGGATTAAAATTCTTGTCAGCCGCTGGTCGCAAGAAAGGATGTGCTGGCTGAAAATATGTCCCGAATTCAACCATGTAATGCCAAAAAACTCCTCTGTCTCTATCTCCTGCAAACACATAGGCACTCGGTTTATATCTTTCCTGGACGGCCTGCCGTGCTCGGATAGTATCTCGCAAGTGCATCGGATCACCGGGGCCAAGAGCCACATTAGCCTTGGCATCTGTCTCAATCCTTTTAGCAGACTCGAAAAATGATTTTTGCAATTCATCTCTCAAGTCGCTGATAACTTGATCACCATACCATATGCCAGCGGTATTAATTGCAATATTCACGCGATCACCATTTCTTTGACCATCAGCTGCAACTCCCGATCTTTTTCATCAACATTGATGACCGATAGAATTTCAAACTCCCGGTTACCGTATTCAATCTTCATAGCCGGATTGATTGCCGCCAAATACCTCATGATGATCTTTCCCGTAACCTCCGCATTTTCCAGATGCGATTCAATATATTCTCGCCCTCGTAACGGTTCAATCGATGCCCAATATACTCCCACTGTCCCCCAAGTTTTTGTAATTCCACCCATCCCATCAGGAGTCTGAATCGGGCTTTTCAACCTGATCCGGTGTCTCAGGCGGCCGCTACGCACTTTGTTTTCTCTCTTCAATCAACTTCATAAATTCTTCTGCGGTCTTGTTATTTTTGCTACCGTTACAAAAACTACAACTTGGAGCAATATTGGAAATATTATCACTTCCACCCTTTGATAATGGAATCATATGATCTTCAGTGACACTTTTTTCATCTAAATCGCACCCACAATAAACACATACCCATTGATATTTCTCACATAGCATCAAAAATTCTTCAGTTGTATGCGATCCAACAGCATTCTTTCTTATTGCCTGTCTATGTAAATTTTTTCTTCTTACATGTTGCCTGTTTTTTTCTACCCATGCTTTTTTTATTTCTTTTATATGTTCTTTATTTCTTTTTCTATATTCTTGAATGGTTTTTCTATTTCTCAAACTATATTGTCTTTTCATTTCTTTATTTTTCTCAGGATTTTTTAATCTCCATCTTTTATCTTTTTCTCTTTTTTTCTCAGGATTATTTTTCCCCCATTCTACAGTCGCCTTTATATATTTCTCTGGATTTTCCGCATATTTTTTTCTTCTGCCTTTCAAATATTTTTCTCTATTTTTTTTGCTCCATTTTTTAAAATATGATCGTCCCTTTTCAAGATTCTCATTATACCATTTTCTCTTATAGGCTGCATTTTTAATTTTTCGACAGCCATCACAATATTTTCGATTGTATGAAGTCTGATTTATCAATTTTCCACACACCATACAATTCATTTGTTTCATATCGGCCAGATCCTATCCATGCCAAGTAGCGCATGTACGCCGTAAGGAATATCAACAAAGGTTTTAATATCCGTATTCTCTCTGTTCTCGTACATGTGCCCAACAAGTAATTTGATAGCCTGCTTGATGCGTGTCGGCACCGAAGATGCAGCACTTCCATATCCGGCCTGATATTGTATTACTACACCTTTGACCGGACGCAATGTTTCACTAGGCCATGTCTCCCCGTATCCTAATGATATTCGTCCCGGCTCACTATCCGTGTCCACAATATAGGTATCTGCAGTCATCGTAGCCGCAGTTCCACCAGTCCCATAATAAGTGATACTGGTTACGGTTCCTAATGGTGGCCTCGGTACGGTAATAATATCTCCATCGGGCCAATCATCCAAAACCAGATTCCAGGTCTGATCAATATAAGCCCGGTTTTGATATTTTTCGCAATAATCCCGTGCCGCCACAATAAAATCTGTAATGATGGTATCTTCCGGCGTTGTAGGTGCGCTCTTTACCACCGTAGTCCCAAAGGCACAGGCGGACCCGGCTACCGTTGCCACGGTACGTATATATTGTCGTAGTCCCGTATATTCCATCTCCTGGATGGCATTATCATTAGAAGTTGTCACCTGAGCAAAAGCACTACCCCAATCAGCCCATGCAGCTCCGGCCGAACCTTGCGCCGCATCTTGTATTTTGACATCAACAGTCCCCCCCGTCCCGTTTGCACCAGATTCCAAAATCACAAGTGCGGAATAATTGAGAACCGAAATGCCAGATCCCACTAAACTGTAAGATGATGCTACAGCATGAGAACCCGAACGGATGCTTTGCTCCGGCGTCAAATCCTCTTCGAACGATGTAGATGCGAGCCTGATATGGTCTTTAGCTTCAGCGAGACTTACTGGCTCTATGCTGGGTTCTGTTACGAGCGTCAATGCCACTCTTTTTCCCCTTATCTGGCCGGATCATCTCGACTTCATCGTAGCGAATCCTGGCCGTCTCATATCGAATTCTTTGTCGGCTTTTTCGATGCCGACCCTTTTTATCCAAACTACCGTAAGCCATTACTAATTGCTCTCGGATATAATTCATTGATAATCATCTGATCCATAAATGGACTACACCAGTTTCCGTGCCCGCCGAACCAGAATTTGTTACCGAAAGTTCAAGTTGGGTGTTTGCGCAAGCTCCGAGCGAACTTTCTAATATAGTTTCAACTGATGCGGTTCCACAACTTAAACCTCCATTAGCCAATAAATCTATATCGTTTTTGTCAAGAATTTGTACCGTATAACCATCTGCTGGAGCATTTGAACTATCCGGTACGATTGCACAGAAAATAAGCTGTCCCGTATAATAACTTTCAGTCGTAGCAGAACCAATCACGCTTTCTCCCGTTCCTCCTATCCATGTCCAGGAGATTAATTTTGTACTGCTAAAATTTTCTTCAATTATTGTACATGTTCCTGCCGCCGCCATATTTTAACTCCTAATTCTCACTGCACTCTATCCAGAATATATTCCATGCAATATTTGAAGCCGCCGAAGCCGTAAACTGTAAAAGATATCGAGTTGAATGATTCAACACCCATTCATTATCTCCCATAACTTCTCCACCAATTTTCGCCCCTTTTTCCGTTCCGACAACCGTATGCTCAAGTATTGTTCCCGTCGTTGTTACTGCCCCATCATATGTCAAAGAAAGCTCGGAGGAACCACCTATCGTCCGATTATTATTGTATCCTGTAATTACTGTTCCCACCGTCGCATTTGGTGTTTCGGAAAATAATAATGTTCCTGCGCCACTTGATGCGAGTTCCGCCACAGAATGTATTGTTGCCGTTGCACTTCCCGGCGTTTCAAAAAGTATTGTTGATACCGATCCGTCTCCTATAGATTGCGCATGTGTGGCTGAAAAAAATACACCCCGATGCACCTCATATTCTCTGTGACTAATAGTTAACAAGGCACCGCGACAATTAGGTTCTACCGCCGGAAATACCAAATTCCAATTTGTACCATCAAAACGATAAGTCGTACCTAAATCAGTTTCTGAAAATACCGAACCTACAGGAACATCCGTTGTTGGCTTGGTATCCGAGCTGAGACCGGAATAATTGTGTATGCTCGCGATATATTTGACGGCCATCGAAATAGCTTATCTACTGGCAAGCAACTGGATACAACGCACCCAGTCAACTACCAGACCGGTTGTCGCAGATGCGTGTCCCGCCTCATCCATATAGGCGAGCGAGATCGCTAGGGCTTCGTCTCCGCAGATAGTAGACGATGAGATTTCACCGATGTACGTGCCGTCATGCCAGTGTTTGACCACCGTTGCACCGGTGGTGGCTGCACCATTGAAGTAAAACTCATCAATGTAATAAGTGTTGACTGCTATCGTCCCAGCCGTACTTATTCCGGGTGTGCCGCTATTCAGCACAGTTTTGAGTTGGATTGTGGTATCCGCAGAACCGGAATAGAAATAAATCCCGTCGCTTACTCCACCTGCTATAGTCGTGTCCTCGATACACAATCCCATGGCCACGGAGCAAGAGCCCATCCCGGTAGATCCCCGGATCTGCCAACGCACCCCAAAATATATCGGGTCATTGACGGTTGCCATGTATCCGCCAAGCTTCTGTACCTGGATGCCGTCTCCATCATCTCCAGCCGTATAAAAAAGGATGTGTCCGCCTGCCAGATCATAGGATGCTACGGCACTTGTGCCCACGGCCGTCTCCACCCAGTTTTCTGTCCCATATTCATCATTAAAATCGTTGATATATTTAATGACGTTCGGCCCGATAGCATCCACCCATCGTTGCCGATAAGGAGCTTCCCAAAAAACAAGCTGCCCTACTTCATACCGTGAATGTACATTTGCGTGTCCCATGCTTTTTAACCTCCGCTCCGTTATAGAGCGCCAGGATTATATTTCGATTGATAATCCTGGCGAAAGTTTTGAATACAGAGATCTCCGCGAGAAGATCCCTGTCAACATCAATTCGATAAGGCTCGCGCCTAACTGATAGCTGTCTGCGTGATATCCTCACCAAAACGCGGCCCAGTCAAGATTGCAAATGCACTGACCAATTTTGACGTGCCCGGATCTGATAGGTTGATCTGGATACATGGATATCCGTCCGTCAGTTCGGTGTCATCAATCTCAATAATGGTAAAGATCCCGGTTGCTGTGCCGAGTGCAACCCCTGCTGTCGTGGCTGCCGCAAGTGCTGTTGCTGTGTCTCCATCAGCAGTTGTTTCTTGCGCATAGCTAAATGTTTTTGTAGCAGCTGTGGTCGGAGTGAAGTCGTCACATTCGCTTACGGTGATTGTAGTGCTGCTTCCAGCACCACCCTGCACAATGATCGTGGCATGGCTGTAATTCTCCATGCTAAATACTTCACTCGTCAAAGCGGCCGACTGTGATTGTGGCGCGATTAGAGTGACAAAATGTCCCTCTTCGCAGAGTGTTATTCCATGTGCTCCCATTTTATTCCTCCTATGTCCTTGCCGCTAACGCAACAAACGGACTTTGAGTATTACTGCCTTTATATGGAGTCAGGGCTGCGTTCCACAGAGGTTGCCCATCTACCCGATATACAAACCGGAACACCGTCTCATCGGTCGTGAATTGAACGTGAATACTTGAAGCCGTCTGTAGGTTGCCCTTCGTGATACAAACATACTGAGACAAATCCGCCATGTAAATATCACCTTTGGTGCCAACAGTTTGACACTGCTCGATGGGAATCGCCGGTTGACCGAATATTGTATTGTACGGTTTACCTGATGCTCCCCCTGCCGGCATCCAAACCGGAACCCCACCGGTGCCGACCGACATACTCATGTTCATCATCTGCGGTAGGCAGTCCTGGTTATGCAAGAAGACCATATTAGGCACACTGCGCGCCCACAGCCGAGCATACATCTTCTTGATGTTCTCCCAGACAATGGTATTTGCCGCCTGACCTGTTTCCTTTGATACAGTCACGAGACAGCCAGAGTTGAGTATACCTAGCGGCTGTCCAGCTCCAGTGCCGTTGATGATCGCATCATCAAGTTTAAATCCCATCTCCTCGGCAAATCCTTCTCGAATCACTGTTTCCAGTGCCGAAGCATCCTGCAAAAGTTCATCTGTTGCATAACAAAGGCCGATGAGCTTTTTCAGATCCATCTCGATCAGCAGGAATTTAGGTTTGCTCGCTGTTTTTGTGCCTCCCTCTTCTTTCCAATACATCCTGATACCGCCCCACCTGGAACCGTTTGCCCTGGAAGTCTCGTCAACTCCAGGGATCTTGATGCCGTTGGAATTGGTGCTGATCGGGATCTTGCGAACCCGGTTAAAAAGGATCGACGTATCATGGGCCTTCGTGATCAACTGGGTCGAAAAGTCTTTCTGCACCAGAAAACCGCCCAGGCTGGGTGTGGATCCCTCAAGACCGGTAGAACGGAGTTCTTGTTGTGCGATAAGAAGCCGTTTGTCGACTACACCGCAGGGCTTGCCTCCGATCTCCATGCCCACGGGCGAAGACGCCCGGGCTACGGCCTGAAGGTATTCACCGAAGCTGCTAAACCCTTTTTGCTCGCCTGCATTCGGATCTTCCAGCCCGGCGGGCTGGCTTGTGGGCTGATTGAGAGATGCCGTAACCCCACGTACCCTTTCCTCGATCTCAAGCTTGTTGTTAATCTCCTCAACCTGATCGCAAAGCTCATCCAGCTTCTTATAATCCTCTGCTGTCGGCTCTTCCTTGTTGCGGATCTCCTCGATCTGCTCGCTGAGGATTTTAAGCTCCTCTATCAAATTCTCTTTAGCCATGTCTTTCTCCTAGATATTTTTTGATTACCATATCCGCCACCCTAACTTTTACTTGAGTGGAAATCGGTTCCGGCTCTTCCAAAGCGGCGGAGTGCTCAGGATCTTCTACGATCTCAATGAGCGGCTCCTCCTCGGCAGGAATATAGCGTTTGAGAATCTCTATTGTCGAGTGGAATAGATCCACGTCCGAATCGGTTATGATGCCCCTCTCTGCCCGAATAAAGGCCAGATTCAGGGCTTCAAAATCTATACCTATTTCATGCAACCGCATTTTTACGCTTGTCTGTTTGTACGCCGGGAAGGTGACCGGGGAGATGTCAAAAAGTTTCACCTCTTTTAAAAGCCGCTTTTTCCCATCCTTGGACCATTCATCCTTAATCATCTGGAATCCGAAAGAGTTTTGGGTGATATCCTTACGCTTGATGCTTTCGGTTAGATCCTTGGCATAAGAAGTATCAGGCAATTTGACCTCAAAGCCCAGACCTTTATCATCCTCCCAGAGTTTGAGAGTTTTATTCTTGGTTCGCCCGATAATCAGGTCCGGATTATGATTGATCAACGCACGGATATCATTTTCTTTAATTGTCTTGCTGAAGGCACCCTTCTTGATCTTCTCTTTAAACCATCCCAGGTCCTCGCTGTATTTATCAAATACTGCGGCATATCCGGTGATGACATTCTCATCCTCCCCATCAACAAGGCGCAGTTCCATATCCTTTAAATAACGCCTCTCGATGTTCCCATTGGTTATCGACATTTGTTTTTGATCCGATTTGCTTTCTTTGCTTTCCCAAGGAGGTGTCTTGTCCCAATGGGCATAATGACGACCCAAATGTTTTTTCACAGCCGGAATATCCGAATCAGGAATGTCGGCTCCCCCGCGAGCCCCCATAATAACGGCGCCGGCGGCACTCACGCCTTTCCAGACCGCTTTTTTATCTGAGTTTCTATGATGAGGAAGTTTATAACCTTGCTTGGTATCTGTTTGTTCAGGATCAACCCAAGCACACATAATTTTTAGGTCATCAACCTCTGCGGCTGCCACCTCTTTCGGTCCATTCCATGATGTGCCCTCATCTGCCGCTCCCTTGTCTTTGTAAGGGAGCGCCCCTCTCAGTTCTCCCGGTTCCATATCTTTTTTGTCCTTGTCCCGCCATTTTTGAAAACACACAGCCAGGCGTTGATCGCTATCGGGAAATTCTTTTTTCATTGCCTCGCTGGACATGCATCTTTTTATAAAATCATCCTGTTTTTCTCCATCTTTTGGTTTTGGCAATGGCATAATAACCTCCAAATAAAAAACCCCGGCCCATCAATCGGCAGGCCGGGGTATTCCGGTACTCTGACTAATAAAACAAAATTAATTTTTTAAAGAACGCTCGGCGGACGTGGGTTTCTCTTTTCTACTGGCTCGCTCCTACACTTTATATTTATATATATCATCTATTTTGTCAAGTGCTAATTTGGCAGGGGATATAAGTGGGGGCCGTTTTCAAACAGCCCCTCCGCTCTCTTTTGGTGGGTTTCTCCGGCCACGTGGCTCGCTCTATTGAGTTGGGTTTCTCTTCCTCCCTGGCTCGCTCAGCACCCGTGGGTTTCTCTGCGTGGATGGCCATTAGTATAACCCCGTTAAACATCGTACTCCGTTATCTGTATTTTTACAAGCCCATTTAACGCATTCGTATTAATTTCGATTTTGATATTTCCTTCATACATCTCGGCCAACTCCAAGGCCATTGCCTTCATGTTGTCAATCAGCCCCTTGTTTGCACAGATCGTCATCGCAGTCATCTTCATCATGTCATGCTACATCCATTATAATAATTTCCACTATCTCCCGTTCATCCTTGCTCTGTCGGATGCTCTTGATAATTCCTCCCATGATAGCATTCTGCACTTTAGATGTTACACCGTCTACATCGATTTTTTCAACCATGCTTGGATTCCTGATTAGGGGCGGCCACTTTTTCGGTACTCTTTCTCGCTGATCTCATGAAGCTTGCCTGCACACTACAATCACACCCCTGGTGTGCTGCCGGATGACTGATATTCTGCGTTACGATCAATGGGCTTTCCGCTCCATCGGGTTGAAAGGATTCCCCAGCATTAATAAAATTCATTCCCTGACTGACCGTTTTCCCGTTTAAACTCTCGCAATACGGACAAGATTTATCGAATGTAACCCACTCGGTACGAAAACCACCAGCCAGATATACAAAGCTTGCCGTCCCCGATTCGCCATTTACTGTTTCCAAGTCCGCAACTTTATCCGGACGCCTTTCCTCCCACTCTGCAAGACGCTTCTCAATCTCCTTTACAGCATCATTTTCTCGATGTTTCAACACTACCGCCTTTAACTGTCCCCGGGAGCTCTCAATATAGCGGTTTGTTGAATGATCGGTATATTCGGCCAAATAAGCTTTGTATTCATCGGTAAGATCCGGGCTCGCCCCTATTTCATCGGCAGCCAGCGGATAGATCGCCTCACCATATTGTGCAAATACACCAGCAAATCGTTCCCGCACGAATTTTTTAAATTCTGTATAAAATTCACCTATCGCATAAATAAATTCTCCTGAATCGCGGGTTTTCAGCGTTTTGCGGGCTATCTTTTTGATTGCAGGGATTTCTTTTGCAAGGATCTCTTTTTCCATGGCCCGGAATACGGCTTTATAGGCTTTGGCAGTCCTTCTTCTTGCCACAACAGAACGTGGCTCAACACGAAACCCATAATCAGTAGAGGCTTTCCCCTCTTGTTCTCCCTCTCCCGGTTTTTTCTCCGGTTTCGGTTCTGGGAGAGGTGAGTTGACATCCAACATATTAAGCGGCATCCAGATAGCCTTTCCGGCTCTTCCGCCCATGGGATTCATGTTTTCGAGTGATCGCCATTCATCCGCGGTAATGATGCCGTTTTGTCGTTGGACTGCCAGAGCTTTCATTCTTGATTCCATATCGCCCCGCAGCAGCCCGCCGATCAAAAACTCGGCAAAAAATCGCTTTCGTTCTTCCCGGGACAATAGTTTCCATGCAATGTGTTGTTCCCAACGCACAAGCCACGGGCGGATAGAGTCTTGCACAAATTCGATCTGTTGCTCTTCGATGTTGCTGAATGTGGCTTTGCTGAGCTCTTTAAGTTTATGGGGCGGCAGGTTAAACCAGCGAGCGATCTCACCGATCTGAAATACTTTACTTTCAAGAAATTGCGCATCTTCTAAGGGCATACCCACGGGTTTATATTTCATACCTTCTTCAGCGACAAATAAACCATGCGATTTTGATAAACCGCCATATTCTTCTTTTACACTTTCCTGCAGATGTTTGAGTGCCTCGTCGCCGAGTTTTCCCGGATGCTCCAATACTCCACCGATGTGTGTGCCTGCCCCGTAAAACCGTGCCTGAAAAGTCTCCATCGCAAGCCCAAGCCCCATGGATTCTCGGGCCATGGTCAAAACCGAATAACCTTTTCTACCATCGTATCCCAATCCTGGGATATGCAGGATTTCTTCAGCTTGGAAGATCCGTTTGCCGCTTTTTTCTGTAACTTCATAGATTATTTTATTGTTTTCGTCTCTCTTTACTTCCACGGCGGCTGGATTGAGGGGCCACAGTTCAATCACCTGCCCGATTCTGTTTCTGATAATCTGGGAATAAACATTGCCCCACAATAAAAGATGCGCTTGGCTTACTTCCCGCCAGACAAAACTTGTCATTTCCCTGTTGGCCAGATTGTGCAAAACATCGTAAAGCGGATGGGCCGTGAAACGTTCCTTACCACGTTCATTCAGACGGCGGTAAAAAATCAAAGGAAGACTCGCAAGAGTGCCCGAGATGATTGCGACTGCATTAAAGACAGCACTATAATTCAGAGCCGTGTCATTGCTGATATTGATACCTGATTCGGTGGAACGGCCGTAAAGTCGCCGGTCGAGAATATCATCCAGATCAGAAAGGCTAAAATTGAGTCTAAACGCTTTAAAAGAATTAGAAAGTCTATTTAAAAGTTTTATATGTATCCTCCTGGTGGGCCGGGGTGTTCCGGTGCTCCAGGGGATAGTTTATATTTAACATAAAATTGCAAATTTATCAAGTGGGTTTCCTATATCTTTTTTTAAGCACTTCGTCTATGGTCATCTTTTTTGTTTTCGGCTCTTTCTCTTCCACTTCCTTTTTTTCTTTTTCTTCTCCGCCAATCGTGATAATACCTCTCTTTGCATATACGCTTTCTTGCGGTTGATGAATAATAACTCGGTCCAGAGCCATAATCAGGGCTGTAATGCCATCGATCTTCTCTGTGGATTTCTCTTTATCGGGTTTTACGTTGGCTGCGGCATCAGTCATTACCATGAGATTGTCCGCCATCCAGGTCAATACAGGATTGTTATTGTGCCGGAGTGTTCCATTTAGAATTTCACGCAACATGGCTTTCGTCGGGTTGCTCATGGATTTCCAACCCTGGCCGAACATCAAAACAGTAAATCCCATCATCTCCAGGTGCGGGATGATCTGTGCCGATCCCCACCGATCAAAGGCGATTTCCTGTATTTTGTACATTTTGCCTAATTCTTCAATCTCGTTTTCGATGTAGTCATAATCAATCGTACTTCCGGGCGTAGCCGTGATATATCCCTGTCGCACCCATATGTCATAAGGCACGCGATCCCGGCGGCAACGCTTTTCAATATTTTTCTCCGGAATCCAGAACTTCGGCAAACAGTAGGTCAGGCCATCCACTTCGAAAAGTAAGAGGAACGCCGCCAGGTCCGTGATGGAGGCTAGATCCAGGCCGCCGTAGCAATCGAGTCCGAGCAACATATCCGGATCGAATGACTCAGCACATTGACCTCGCCATTTATCCATGGGAATATAGCGTGTCTCTTGTTTTACCCATTGATTCAATCGCAGACGCCGGAAACTATTCTCAAGTGCCGGTGAATCCTGTGCTTTTCGACAGGCTTGCTTGACTTTTGAGATATCAATTATTCCTCTATCATCATCATATAATGTCGATAAAGAAGGATTGCAGGATTCCCACACTTTCTGATCTTTCCAATCTGCCTCCTCTTCCGCATAATAAAGAACTGGCAAAAAGGTCGGATCTTCTATGATTCCATCTCGCACCTGGCGAGCATATTCATGGATTTCCCAACATATTGAATTTCGGTCATAACCTGCGGTAGTGATCGCAAAAAATACAGGTTGTCGCCTTGCATCACCTGCTCCTTGAGTAAGCACGTCCCAGAGATCCCTATTGGGCTGAGTATGAAGCTCGTCAAAAATCACACCATGAACATTATATCCAGCTTTGCTGAAAGCTTCCGCAGATAAAGCTCTATAGACAGATCCATTGTTGTGAATAATTCTTTTCGTTGAATCGATAATTTTGCATTTATTTGCAAGGACACGATTATAACGTATCATTTGGGCGGCAACATTAAATACTATACTCGCTTGGTCGCGATCACTGGCCGCCGAGTAGATCTCGGCACCGGCTTCGTGATCGGCAAATAATAGTTTCAAAGCGATCCCTGCGGCGATTTCACTTTTCCCGTTCTTTTTGGGGATCTCACAATACACAAAATTATATTGCCGATACCCATCGGCTTTTATCGTGCCAAAGAGTTTTTTTATAAGGTCTTTTTGCCAGGGCAATAATTCAAACCGTTCCCCGGCCCACCGTCCTTTGGTATGCCTCAAGTACTTTGGAAAAAAGTTACAAGCTTTCTCGGCAAGCTGTTTATCAAACATTAGTCCAGATCATCATCATCTTCCGGTATTTGGGGCGGCAACGCTATTCTGCTTCTGCCCGAAGGCATCATACCAAATTGCTGAAGATATGATAAGAGCCGTTTCTCCAAATCTTCTCTTATTGATACTTCGGGCCTTTTTTTCCACATGGTCCCGGTTTCATAAGTTTCACCAATTTTGCGAATCTTGTTGGTGATCTGAATCCAGCTGGCGTAGAGCTCGCAAAGAATTCGAAAACTATCAAGATCCGCCTCGGTCAGAATTCCTGCACTCGCAATTCTTGGAGCATTTCGTTTCCAAAATCGTTTCGCTATGTCCGACATCCATAACGCCCAGCCTGCTGGGATATTGCCGCTTACTGATTTCGGTTTCGGCTCGGCCTGGTTGATCCGATATGGTTTGACACCTTTTAGCAATTTAAGTGCTGTTGGTGCTGGACTCGGTCCTGGCATTTTTTCTCCTAACTAGTACTATTGATCTCTATTTTTAAACATGGCTGGAATGGTTTTTTAATTTTATTGCTTTTTGCTATATTTTTGCTGTGCCACATCGGTTTAAGATTTTCCAAGGCCCAACATCTTTGAAAATCAATATCTGTTGCTTTTTCATAATTAAATCGCGATTTAGGAATAATATGATCTATGCTCCATTGTCCTTTCTCTTTTCCGTGATTATTCCAATTCATGTTTTTTAGAAATTGCTTTTCCAGATGTTTCATTAAATCATCTAAACTATAATGTACTAGCGTCTCCCATTTATATCCATTTTTTTGGCCAGCAAGAGCTTTTCTTATAGCAGAACTCATAGCCTCATCTAGTTGAAATCTTAAATCTTCGCGGCGTCTACATCTTTGCTTTTTAGCTCTAGCGGCTTTTACTTCAGGAGTACTGCGTTTTTTCTTATGGCATTTTTTACAATATGGCCTTATTTCATTTTTAAATCCTTTGCACTTTCCATATTCTGAAAATAATTTTATTTTTCCACATTGAGAACATTTTTTATATCCTTCGGGAATATCTTCTTGTATTGGGAATATCTTCTTTTTTTGGCAATAATCGGCTACCGTGTTTTGGTTTTCTTTTATTGTTTTTGCAATTCCACGATAAGTGTCTCCTTCTAATCGCATTCTTTTTATGATCTGTCTTTGTTCATTATTAAAATGAAATTTATCGACTCTTTTTATTTTGTTTTTTCTCTGATAATAACTGACAACGTACCAAGGAATACCAAGATAGTTGGCAATTTTTTTGCTTGTCCAACTTTGTCTCACAAGAAAATCAATAATAATTTTATTTTGTTGTGTCAGCATCGATTTTTGCCCAGGATTATTTTTGATATATATTTTTTGTCGTCTCAAATATCTACCAACAGTACCACCTGTAATATTTAAAATCTTTCCAATATCTCGCTGTATCATTCCTTTTTTGTTCAACTCTTCAATTTTTCTAATTTTGTTTGCCGATATCGCTTTTCTGCCACATTTCAT